GAATCCTCTGGGTGGTCTAGTTCTCCGAGGGCACGGCGATCTTTTACGAGCTTACCGTAGTTCTCTACTTCTTTCATAAGAACTTTGTGGGGGTAAATGCGGCCGTTACCGTTAACACAATCAGCCTTCTGCATGATGCCGGACAAAATCATACCGCCACCTGCTACGTATCTTTTTTCATCTTCCGTTAAAAGATCTTGGCAGACACCGCCTTCGCATAATTCATAATATTCTCGTAAAAGTACTTTTGCCATTGTTTATCCCTTTTAAAATACGGGCATTACCCGCGCGCGTCAGCATCCTTTCTTACAATTACGAACGGGCTGTAGCATCCATTTAACTATCCAAATGTTCTGTTCCATGTTCAACTCCTATTTGCAAACCGTTATCACTAAAAATCATATTTAAAATATAAGAGGTCCCAGAAGACAACCAACCCAAAAGAAAAAAATTAGCGACGGTTACATCAAAATTAAATAGTTCCGTAAACGGAGAAAGTAACATCAAAAGCCATCCAACGTGGAACCCCATACACATAGGGCACGTTGACAAATTTTTTAATCTACCGTGTTTGGGTCTCATCCGATTAAAGATCTTGCCGTAAACAAGAATTTGGGTGAGACCGTAGGCTATTAAAATGAATGTTAAAAGTTCCATTCTTCTCTCTAAATCGTATACAGGTAATAAAGCGAATAAGGGTCTCTCACCCAACCCTTGCGAATAGACCCCTTCTCGACAGCTTGTGGGACTTCACCGAGTTCAGTGGAATCTGTCTTGTCCGGATGTATCAATTCATCGTCGGTCATAGATATAATCGCTTCCGTGGATTCGAAGTAAGGCCTCTCTTCATCAATAAATCTGGAGATATTGATTAACGCCATTTTGGACGTATTTAACTTGTCGCTATAGGGTGTCTCCATCATCGCTTCCATAGAACCATAAAACGCTCCGCCTTGAATAGACTCAGCCACGACAAGACCTTTTTTTTGTAAAAAGGAAAAAAGTCTATTTTGAGCACCGTAGGCTAAATTAGTAATTGTTTCCTTAGGGAATGCCGTCACTGTGTTTTTGCGGGCCGACAATACAATATCAATATCGCCATGATCAAAGATCATTAAATCGCCGTTCATACTTTTACGTATATCTAGTTCTAAGGTCACTGACGGCGCGTTGGCGTCCGCACCAACTTTAATTGTGATTGGCATCGCTATAAATTTCCTTTACAAGGGCTTGGGTTTTCATGATAGTCATAAGGACTTCTTCAGTAATTGTTGCCTTAGAATACGAATCGAGACGACTTGCCACTTTACGTGTTTTTTCAAGCATTTGCTCGTCGTTTTTAATCTCATCCACGTTGTTTGCTGCGGCTAACTGCGTTTTGAGGCGCGCTATCTCTTCATTCAAAAACATCTTCAATTGAAGGGAGTTGTCCACGAAAGAGGAGATGTAATATCCCAATAATTCTTTCTGCTCTTTTAATAATTCGTCGTTATATTTGGCATTAAACTTCTTAAGGAATGTGTTGTACAGTACATTATCCATTGGCGACTCCATAATTTTATCTGGAATCAAGTCTTCCATGTTGCCTACAATCGTATTCTCCAAAATCACTTGATTTTTGGGGGAAGTTCGGTCAGAAAAAATTTGAGCAATCGTAGCTAACGTTTTATAGTTGGGTACAAAATTATTAAACACAGAGGGGGATAACTCCCTGTTCACGTCGCGAATCAAATCGCTTTGCTGTTTAAAAAGACCATTCGGATCAATCATCCTCTTCTGTAGTTTTGTTTCTTTGAGAATTTTCTCGCACGTTAAACGATCCAGCTGTTGGTTTTCGTATAAAGAGCGATAACAATCTAAATCTTTCTTAAGGGTGCTTCCCTGCGGGAAGTGCTTTTTAAGCAGCTGAAGTGCAATTTCTTGGCGGCGGGAATCATTTTTCATAATAGCGACTGTGGCTTCACGCACCAACGCTTCATAAACAAAGGCGCTATTCCGCTTCTTGTTGTGTTTGAACTTCATCTTTTTGCTCCGTGGTTGTTTCTAAATCTTTAATTAGGTTTCTTACTGTTTCATTAATTTGAAAAAGTTTGTCTTCTTCTGATTGTTCTCTCAAATTATAATTAGACTGTTCTTCAGTGAAAACTCCTCTCCCAAGAGATTGAAGGTCTGGGTAACCTATATCACGGCTACGCTGAGTTCCTATTTCCTTACCGATGGCTAAATTGATATAAGACTGGCCGCGCTTTCCAGCGGCGCGCCTATCATGTTTGGTAGGAGTGTACGGGTGTGCACTGTGACTTCGTGGCCCTTTATGCATTTTCTTCGCTCTTTTTTCAGCGGGTGTATATCGAGGAGTTGCTCTAGAGCCGGGCGGTGTTGCCAGCAACGTCGGTTCTTCTGGCGGGGCGCCGGCGGCGGCTTCGGGGGGAGCCCCAGCCTCGCCAGCTGGCATCTCGGGAGGCATTTCAGCTTCCATCCCCGTGGCGCCCAGATCGGGCATTGGACCCATGCCACCCATACCGCCTAGAGCGCCAGCAGTTTCGCCGGCTGCGGCCGCTTCAGCCACCTGCTGTAGAGAAGCGTCATGTTTGCGGTCGTAATACATTTCACGCTGGGTGCGTAGGAACTCATCGTGGGACATTCCGAAAATGTTGTCAGCAACCCACCGACGAGAAAAGTATCCTTCGGTCGCTGCAGCAGCAATCGTAAACTTCTGATTCCAGTGCTCAATTTCTTGAAGCTCTGCGATCTTGGAAGGGTTGTTGAGAGCCAAGGTGAAACTGAGCAGATCATCGCCGCGGAAGCCCAGAGTATACAAGTGGATGATACCAATCTTTGTAAGCTCTGCGACAAGTACTCGCTGCAATCTCTGAATTGTTCTCGCAAAACGCACATCTTTTTGTGCGAGCGTGGTCTTATCTTCTTCTGCGCCTTCTCCCATTGTCAGGTAAGATTGAGGAATTTTAAGCGCCGAGAACAGCTTGTCCCGGAGATATTTAATGTCGTCAATCGCAGTGATATTGGCGGCGCCGGCGAGGGATACGATATCAGTCGTAGAACCGGGGCGCGTAGGAATGAAATAGTCTTCTTCGATACTCATCGGGTTGTAGCGTAAGTCGATGCGACCGGTCTCAGAATTAACAACAGAATTACGTTTGAGCTGTGTTACAACCTTTTGCATGTATTGCTCTACATCTTGTGGCGGGATCGCTCCGACGTCAATTTTGAACACACGACGTTCTGAGGAGCGAATGACACGGTAGGCCATCATCGCATCTTCCATTAGCGTTAGCTGGCGCCAGATTCGGCGTGAGGCTTCAAGGATGGATGTACCATAAGGCATGTACTTATCGTTACCAAGAATTCTAAAGTGAGCAATCTGCCAGTTTTCAAACGTCATTCCGGCCGAGTTCCACTGATACTGAATGTAATTAGGGTTAGTGCTGTCCTGTCCCTCTAGTCTCTCGACCTCTTGAGGGGGGAGGGCGATGGCCGATTTGACACCGTACTTATCATCAACATCCAAATACAAAAAGAAATCGCCATACTTGCACATCGTGCGGCTCCAGCCGAAAAGATTATATTGAAGGTTTAAAACACTCTCGTATAAGACACCAAGCACAGCTTTAATTTCCTCATTCGGGCATTTAATATTTAGCATCGGACGCAGATCAGAATAAGTGGTCATTTCGTCTGCATATATATCCATCGTAGAAGCCAATTCGGGCATATATTCCATTTGATCAAAATCGATGTATCTCTCGGACCGACGCTGGTTACCAATAGCATTATTAGCTAGAATGTCTAAAGGGTTGTACAGCGTCTTTTTAAACTGCTGTCCAGACGCAGTTTTAAATCGAGAAGAAAATTTATCTAAATGCTGTCTTCGAATTCGACGGCCAGACTGGGACCGGTAATTAATAATCGGGCCCGAAAACAACCTAGTTAAGGCTTTAAAGAGGCTGGTTTCGGAGTTGTTGGGGTTCTTTTTAGAAATTGGCATATGTTATCTCACTTTATAATCCACATAAATTCTTCATGTTGCGCTTTCGCTTCTGTCATTTTATCAAGGATGCTATCATTTTTATAGCCCTCTTGGCCTTTAACTCGCGTATTAAATTTTGTAGTTGTGGTTATGATTGAATCTACGAAAGCCTTCTGGTAATTTAAATCGCGGGCATTGGCCTGAATAGCGGTATCTCGGACCCAACACCCTATAGCCAAAGCAATTACCAAATCATCATTATACCCCTTCATGGCTTGTGGTTTTCCATTCTTCCAAATAAATGTCTTCATTTCGTTAACGGTGCGCATAGAATATACCTTAATTAGTTTATTTCTTATAAACTCTTCTAATTTCGCAACTATAAGAGGGCGCGTTTTCATTGAAGTCGTAAAGCCAGGGACTGCGTTGGTACGATGCTCTCCTTGGTGCTGCTCTATATATTCGTGAGTGGATTTAATGGAATAATATAAATTAGGATATTGATACTCAATTAGTTTATCCAACACTGTATAACCAATGTTGTTATTCTCGACCACCATCATGGCATTTCCAAACTCTCTTCCAACTTGATTGAGCATATTGGCAAACATATCGGGGGCCACCTTACCTTGATATTCTCCAATGATTTCTAAAGTTTCAAGCTTGAACAGGTGAAAGGTAGAAAAGTCTGCACCATCGCCCCTTGCAACATCAACGACTTGTAAATAATTACAAGTGGGATCGTATTCTTCCCAAATCCAAAAATTACGATCAAACCCCGTACGATATTTAGGTTCTTTAACTTCTGTAAGTAACCACTCCATACAGTCGGGATCGATTACAGTTTCGCCAGAGGTGTTGAAATTGCATAACAACTCTTGCGCAATCTGACGCTTGGACATGTTCTTTGTTTCTTTCTTATACCATTCTTCGTCTCTTTCTGGGTGGGCGTCCCACATAAGAGTGGTGAGGTTGAAGTTGTTGGCGCCCCCTTCTGCATCTACGCAGGTTTTATGAAACCAGTTTCCAACACCGTTGGGGGTGGATATCGCTACGCAGCGGCCACCGGTAGATAGAGTGGGATACAAACCAGTCCAAAGTTCTTCTAAGTTTTCAATATGGGCGGCCTCATCTAGGACAAGTAAAGACAGTGCTTCGGAACGACCAGCATCTCCGCTGGTTGATGCTGCCTTAATTGAAGAACCGTTCGAAAGCTCAAAAGAAGTTCTGTTGTCTACGTCAATGGTAGCTATCCTCAGCCAGTCCGGCAAATTCTTCATGATGCTCTTTACTTTTTTGACAAGGTTTCCGGCTGTCGCAAACTTCGTTGCCATCACAAGGATAGCCTTATCTCGATGAAAGAGCATCATCCAGACGATGTAGCCGGCGGTGATGGTAGAGATGCCCAGCTGTCGTGCTTTTAAAACAACATTAAAACGGTAGTCGTTAAATTCTTGTAACAGCTGATCTTGATAATCATAAGTGTCAAATAAAATAAGCCCGTGCATCGGGTGAGATATACGGGCATAGGTTGTCAGAAAGTACGATGGATCTTTACCGCACTTTAATATTTCTTTTACTCTCTGCTTTTTGTCTAATTGAAATGTCATGCATCGTAACTATTTTACTTTTCTACTTTTCCGACTCTTTCTTGCGGGTATCATTATCTGGGCGCTTACCCTTCCAGCCGCCTTGATCAAGAAATGTTTTCCAGCTGGCCTGCAGGGTGTCTTCAGAGCCGCCTTCCACAACCACAGCTTCACCAATTCCACCAATCTTGTACTTCTGATATGCGGTGGCCCAAGAGTGTACGCGGGATGTACTTTGAACCAGCACATCAATTTCGCCTTCTTCTGTTAGCGAGACCGACTTACCGGTAATCTTCTTATACTCTTCTTTCAAAAACTTAACAATGTCAGCTACACGCTGCTCCATGTTGCTTTCAAAATTCTTGGCGTAAACTTCTTTAAGCTGAAGTTCGGTTTGATAACTGACACACAAATAAGGACCCATGAACCTAATGTTAAATCCGTCCATGACTCGCCGGTCAATTAAGGGGTTTCCCTCTTCCCGCTTGAGGCCGGCGGTTCGGACCTCACCATCGGGGGAAAAACTTTCAATATGTGTTCCATCGTATGCGTTTGCTGCTGCCTGTGAAAGGCCGCGGATCACATCTAATACTGTAACTGAATTAGAGGCCATTATTTACTTCTCCTTGTTATCTTACGCTTTCGACGGCGCTCCTCTAGGGGCGTGTTTGGGGCGGTCGGTTCTTCGGTGGCGCCAGGAGGAGTTTGGCCACCCTGGGCGGGCTCCTCTGTTGACATAAGCTTCTTGTAGGACTGTACGATCATCATTAATTCATCAACCGGAATCCTAAGCTTTTTAAGAAACTGAGCCACAAGAATGCGACGCTTGCCAAGAGACGCTTTCGACACGGTTGCCGCGAGCACATCCAAGATCTTCTGCATGGAGCCCGTACCAAATTTGCTCGCCATGGTGGCGCCTTGGCCGCCCAAACCCCTCAGGGCGCCCACAAGGTCTGGCATTTTTAATTCGGCAATTTGTTTGGTAAAATGTTCGGCAAGCCTTCGATCTTCGTCTTCATCGAACAAAAGCTCTACCTCTTTATTAATCATTTCTTTAAGAATTTTTTGGTTTAATCTCATTTGGTCTCCATCCTTCTAACCATCTCTCTTCCCTGTCTTCAACAAATTGAATGTAGCAGCGATGACAACAATCGAATTTGACAAAACAAATATCGTCCATTGCTCTTCTCGCGAAAGAATTACAGATCGGACAACATTTCAAAGATTCTCTATTAAGTAGTTTTTTTGATATCTTAATACCATTTACATCTATTTTTTCTTGCCATGCTTCGTTTTGCTGAGTTTTTTGATAAAATTCTCGCATCTGTTGCTGGTATTCTTCCTCTTTAGTCTCGTCCCAATTCGCCTTGGGATTCTGGATTGCTTCGTCTCCATATTTCTCTGCGATGGCTTTTTCAAAGGCTGCAAGTTTGTCGAAATTCTTGTCTTTCACTTGGAGGCCTCAATCCAGTTGGTGGCGACATTAACGATGGCGACCGTTACAACGATCCCCGTCGCACTTCCGCCGGCGAACCAAACCCAGTTGTTGCGGGGGGATTGCTTTTTTAAAGTTTCTTG